TTCTTGGTCTTCTTGTTGTCAAGCATGTCCTTTATCTGTTCGAGACCAGACTCGATAGGCTTTGTGCTCATCCAGTCGAAGGACTTTTCCCCATCTCCTTCACTACGTCCATCAGTTCCATCAGATGTGTCATCTGGCTTTCCGCGCTCTCCTCCCGCAGTATCGCCTCCATCGCCAGTCTCACCTTCATGTGAGTGTCCATCGTCTTGGCCATCATCAGACTCTGAAGAAGCATCACCGTCTGCATCTCGCTCATCAGTGCCCGTGTCACCTCGTCCACGCTTCGTACCTTCGCCATCTTCATCTTCCTTTCTGCCCTTCGGCTTTTCACGTTTCTCTTCTTCTTCTGCAAGCTCCTTGCTCACAAGCACTGCGAGGTCAAGCGCAGACTTCGTGCCGTTGTATGCCTTGGCCTTGTCTACCTTGCCAACACCCTCAACACCTGTGTCCAAGCCAAGTATTGCATCAGCAATCTTGAACGCTCGGTCTGTGATGTGTCCTGAGAGATTGTCCAGTGCGGCGGTCAAGTGTGGTGATGGATACCCAAGACGAACGCGACCAGCCCATGTCACTGCGAGTGGAAGTGTTGCCCAAATATCACATGCAAGGTCAGGGTCAGCCTCAAACTGTTTGGCAACCTCACGAGTGACCGCCTCGGCAGTGTGGTCAATCGACTTGGCGATGCCCGGATACAGCGTCAGACCACCATGCTCGATGCGGATATCCTCAATGGCGTTGCCCATTGAGGTTGTCCACGACAAACCCTTTTCCTCGTTGTCCCTTGCGAACTGCGACCATGCTTCCATGTCCGTGAGGATTTGGTGCAAGGCTTCGTGGTTCCCATAGCCACGACCAACATTGACCTGTCGTAATGTCATTGGGCTTTCGGGACATTGCGTAGGCAAGTACACGTTCTTGCCATCCGTTGCGGCACCATCGCCGTGGAACACAACATTGGTATCAAGCTCGCTCGAAATCGTCTTGATGCCAGTCGTCATGCCATCCATGTATTCACGACCAGTGATGTAGTCCTTGTCCAAATCAGGGTCGTCAGGGGGTAGGTAAAAGTTATCAGCCATTGTTATCAGTCTCCCTTGGTTGTATTTTTAGCGCACGATACATGTTGCCATCGTAGTGCTTGGTGTTGTCACGGATTGCCTGCCACAACAACAGCTTGGCTTTGTTGCTGGCGTTCCCACCGAGCCAAATCAATCCGAGATGTTCAAGTACATTGCCCAACTCGACATGAACCGCATCAACCACTTTGCACCAGTCATCGTAGCCCATGTGTGTGGCTGTAATGTCGTACACCTCAAACTTGGCGCGATGCTTCGCAAGCATGTCAGCGTTGCCAACTGGCGGTGTTGGTTGCCAGTCTGTCCTCGGCTCAATCTTCGTCTTGCGTCTGTCCAAGAACGGTGGGATGTCAGGCATCTCGAAGAGGTCGGGGTCTCTTCGCTTGATGCGAGGGTTAGGTGGTCTCTTGATGCGGTCAGAGGGAACATAAGGTTCCACCACTGGCGCGACTGGCGCGGGTTGCTTGGTCTCAAAGCCAAGTTCCGCAAGTTGCTTTTGTATGATTTTGTCTGTCATTATTGACCTCCGCTTTGTGCAAGGATAATCAGTCCAAGCAAGATGTTGATGAACGCAAATTCAAGTCCTGTCATATAAACCTCCTATAGAAATTTGCAGTTGGGGAAATGCTTGTCAGCAATCTCGATGATGCGCTGTCGGTTATCGATTGGCGCACGGTCGATGACCGCCGTCTCGATAGCCATCTCGATTGCCTTGGCATTGGTTGGCAAGATGTTGTCGAAGAACGGTATCATCTCGCATATTGATTGCAGACCACGAGGCGAACATGGCACGGTAATCTCGCCATTGGTGAACGCCTTGCGCATGCTCTTTGCAAACTGCACAAGGTGTGTCCTCGTCTCGTCCGCAACTTCTGGGTAGTTCTTCTTCAGCACAACGCCCTCTTCCTTCTCGGTGAGGTAGTCAACTTCGATGAACACTGGGAACCTGTCGAGCAATGCGCCGTTGATGGGTCGCACACCAGCATAGATGCCATGCTCATCACCTTGGCCACGAGAGTTGGCGGTAGCGCAGAAGCGGAACAGTGGGTGAGGCGTGACGATACGACCACCGTCTTCGGTCAACATGAGACCCTTGCCCTCGGATGCACGCTGTATCACGAAGAGCAAGTCAGCACGCCCAGCATCAAACTCGTCAAGCACAAGTGCGCATGGTTGGGTCATGACCCTCGGCAACACACCTTCCTCGAACTTGGACACCGTGGTGCCACCGTCATTGGCAAGCGTGATGTTGCCCACGAGGTCAGCACGTTCGAGTGCACTGTCGAGGTTTACACGAAACACTGGCATGCCAAGACGAGCAAAGAACTGTTCATACAATGTCGTCTTGCCCGAACCAGTGTGGCCATGTGCAAAGACGTTCTTGCCCTTGAGAAATGCAGTGCATAGCTTGAGCAAGTGCATGGCTCGTATGACATAGTTCTCGTCAATGTCAGGGCATTGTGGATGCCGTACCTCGTTGCCATCCTTGTCTGTCCACACGAGTGTCGGCAACTCGAACGACAGTTCAGTGTGCTTCTTGCCCGTGATGGGGTTCTTGAACAAATCGCATGCCTTGACCATGACAACCTTGTACGTCAGCGTTGAGCCATCGACTTCGACACCACCACTGGCGGTCATCGCTGGCGCAGTCATTGCCCGTGACTTCAGCACGGACACTTCGTCTTCGAGTTTCTTGGCCAGTGTTTGCGCAGTGGATAGGTCGGTGAGCATCCGCTTCACATCACCCACCTTGCCCTTGGTAGCCTGCGTGAGCAGTGCGTTGATAGCCGTCTCAACACTCGTGTCGATGTCAGGCACATCAGCCGTTGGGGTTGGTGCAGGCACATCATCCTCGGTCTCGCCAAGTATCTTCATGGCAATAGTTGCGGGTACTTCGGTTTCATTCGCCTTGACATCATCAAACGAACAGCCGGTTTTAGCCGCTTCAATGTCGTCTGCCATAAGGTCGAAGGCGGCTCGTGCGCTGACACGTTGCTTGGCATTGAGTTCATACTCGTCACATAGTGAGTTGAGCATGTCATCAGTGCGGTCTCGCATGTCTTTGGGTGAGCCGTAAGGGTCGGCATCGATAGCCATTGTTGCAAGTTTGAGTGCCTGCATAAGCACATTGCTTGGGTTGAAATCGTCCATAGGTTCTCCGTCTGTTGTTATAAGTTGGGTGTCTTTGAGTTCGGCCATCTTTGTGCCGATGCCAAACTCGTGGGTGATGATGTCCACATCCTTGGTGAGGATGCCTTCGTATTTGCGTGGGTAGAACTTACCCACCTTGCCACCACGAACGACTGTCAGGTCGCCATTGTGCTGACAAGTCTCGATGTATTGCATCTGCTTCGCCAAGGCACGAGGGAATAGGCTTCCTTTGTGCACATCGACTGCTGAGAAGATGAGAAAGCCAGCGATTGCGTTGGGGTTCATATCGTCAACGCTACGGTTGAACGTCTGCCCCCACTCGCAAGACCAACTTGTCATCACATCGCTCAACACAGATTCGTCTTTGCACGCATCCACAACCTCGGACACCAACGCCTTCAGCGCATTACGCTTGGCATCCGCAGTCATTCGGCTTGCGTCCATGATACGTTTGAGCAAGTCGTAGCAATTCATGTTGCTTCCTTTCTGTTTTGGTTTCGGTTTCAGTTAAGCACTCCTATCTCTCTCTGAGAGATAGAGACGCGAAGGGGTCATTATCGGCAAGGACACATCACGAAGACGAGAAACACTAGGATTGCCGCCTCGGCAATGTACCGCTTGATTTCGTGTGGCATCATTTCCAAGTTCCCTTCGTGACTTCGTAGTTGAAGAAGAGCCAGTCGGGATGACATGTGCCAGTCTGCCAAGTGCCATCGGCAAAATACTCAGCTTGCCCACACCCCGTGATGATGTTCATGAAGATGAGCATGAACATGAGGTAGCCAAGCAATCCAAGGGTTGTGTAGCCGATGACCGTGACGAGAACTTGCGCCCAATGTTTGCGACCGTACAGACGAGAAGCCTCTTCGTCCGTAAGCCTGCGATAGTTGTATCTGCGCTTACTCATGACGGCATCAGCCTTTGCTCACACTTGGCGTGACCAGTGGCTTTTTCCTCGACCCAGTACACGCATGGCAAGCCATCGGGAAGTGATAACGACCACATTTGCGTGCCATCGGGTGCAAAAGCGTAATCAGCCTCGAAGTCCACGAAGAACTGCTTGGCATCCAAGAACTTCTGATTGGGTCGAGGCTTTGTGAAGTTGTTTATGTATTGGCGGTGCAACTTGAGCAATCGCGCCAATACTGTCGCAGGGATTGTTTTGACCGTGACCCTCTGCAAGTCCGCAAAGAGACACATGTTGCGAGCCTTGCTCGCATCATCGTGATAGGGTTTTACTAACGGCATATAGTCCTCCTGTACCGTGTGTGATACTGATGTAACACTGATGTTACACCAATGCAAGTGCTGTCTTGTAGACAGACACAAAAAAACCCCCCACCAGCGAACCCGTGAGGGGTTGATGTTAGCGAAGCCACGAGATTAACTCTCGCTTGGCTTGTCGGCGGTCGCCACGGTTCGCAGTGCGCTTGATGTCGCGCTTGCTTGTGCGTGGTGTCTGCCCAATCTCGCGAAGATAACGGTTGTTGTTCCGTACATCCACGAAATCGTATGCGACCGCCTTGTGAGCGGATGATTGTGGCTTGGGCATTAGTCCTCCATGCCTATTGGCGTTTGGTCAATGATTGCGTGATGCGTGATGTAGTACACAATCTCAGGAATGTTGATGTGTTCTGCATCGTTGTCATACACGAGACCGTCCTTGGACTGCTTCGTCTTCGCGTGCATGATTAGCGAGTAGAAGTGATTGGCGATGTCGTGATTTGACATCGAGATGAGTTGTGATTTCGTTGCGGTCATGTGTAATCCTCCTTGCAGATATGCACAAAAAAAGCCCCCATCGCTTGCGCGATGAGGGCTTGAGGTTGGGTTGGTCTAGCCAAGCAGAGCCATGATGGCCTTGCGCTCGGCTGGCTTGAGCGCGTTGAGCTTCGCCGCGAAGGCAACCGCTGACGCTTCCTCGGCGGAAGACTTGGGCTTGGAAGCCTTCGGCTTCGGCGCAAGTGCGGTCTTGAGTGCGACCACCTTGTCGAGGTTCGCGGAAATCTTCGCGACCTTGCCCTCGATGAATTTCGCCGAGAGGGGTTCACCCTTGCGTGAGTGCGTGCGCGACTTGGCGTTCGCCAAGCGTGCCTCGAACACGGCGATGATTGGGTCGATGTCGCCAACGGTCTTGGCGGTCTCCGCTTGCGCGATGAGTTGCTCTGCGAGCAGTGCGTTGAGTGCTGTCATGATGTATCTCCTTCTGATGCACGTTGGTTCAACTGGCTGACTGCCGAAGCAACAGCCGACCTAAATAGCACTCCCCCTCTCTCTGAGAGGTAGGCGCACATGCGCGGGACGATGGGTGGGCTAAGTCCCTGTTATGATTGGGCATGGTGCTAAGAACCCCCATTGAACCCCGCTTTGTCTGTGCAAATCGAAGATTTGTAACCAAAGCATCGCCGATTGTCCCTCAATGGGACACAAAAACCGTTGAAAATCAACGACTTGTCGTTGGGTCAGGCAGTTTTGTGACACGGCAAAGCCGTGTGACGGGCGGGGTGGGGTGCGACCCGCCGCCCGCATGCGTTATCGTGTCATCCGGGCAACCGAATTTTCGCACCAAATTTTGAAAACCTTGTACTATAGGAGATACAATGCCAGCAGTTCGCAAACACCCGCACCCAACAAAAGGCTCAGGCGGATTAACCGCAGTAACGCCAGTTGAGATAGACCGTGTAAGACGAAGTGTGCTAGATGTAGTAAGGAACAACATTCCACAGGTGCGTGAAGTTCTTGACGGCTCCCGCAAGTGGGACAATCAACAGGTTCGCCTGTTTGGCATGATGTTAAACAAGGTAATGCCCGACTTGCACCATAGTTTTAACCAGCACTCGGTCGAGACGAAGGACGTACACGAACTGAGCATAGCGGAATTAGAAGAAATAGCCGCCAAATCTGAGGAGATTGAGCCCGATGAGAGTGACGAGAGCCGAAGCGGCGAAATACTTGTTGAAGTTAAAGAAGGCGAAGACCAGCTTTCCTGATTTTGTTAGGGCCATGAACCCCGACTTTGAATTTGCACCCTTCCAACTAGAGCTAATGGAGACCTTAGATGCCCTCGAAAAAGACGAACTCGGTGTACGAAGACTTCTTATTACTATGCCCCCCAGACACGCCAAGTCTTTCATCGCGACTGTACACTTTCCTGTCTACTATCTGGCCAAAAAGCCTGTCCGCAATGTCCTCAGCACCTCGTACAATCAGGATTTGGCAAAGACTTTTGGTCGCCAAGTACGCGATTTGGCTCGTGAGCCTATCGTTACTCAGGCGTTCGATGATTTCCAAATGTCGGAAGAGAGTCGCGCAGTTGATGACTGGCGCACTAGCCTTAACGGCACTTATTTTGCTACTGGCATTGGCGGTTCCACTACGGGCCGTGCGGCTACTATGCTCATACTTGATGACCCTATCAAAGCCCGTGAGGAAGCTGACAGTGCCACCCAGCGTAACAAAACTTGGTCGTACTATGTATCGGCTCTTACAACTCGTAAACAACCTGAGCCAGACGGAACTTCGGCACTGGAAATTGTTATCCTAACACGCTGGCACCCAGATGATGTAGCGGGTCGTCTCATGGAGACGGAGGATTGGAAAGAGGGAATGTGGAAGCACATAGATTTCCCTGCGATACAGAGAGTAAAAGGCAATGTCAAAAAATCCGTGGCTTCTCTCCCAGAAGATGACCCGCGCTTCATTCCGCAGGGTGAGCTCAGTAAGGTCGCCCCATCAAAAAGACACTACAGTGAAGAAAGCGAAGAAGCTCTCTGGCCAGAGCGGTTCCCACTTGACGAACTCAAAAAACGAGAAAGACTAGACCCTCGCGAGTTTGCCAGTCTTTACCAGCAATCACCGTATGTAGCTGGGGGAAACCTAATCAAGTCGTCTTGGTGGAAAACCTATGACCCAGAAGAAACAAACATAACTACGGTTATCATAAGTGCGGACACAGCCTTCAAGAAAAACGAGCGGGCAGACTATTCTGTTCTTATGACCATCGGCATGGATAACGCTGGTGACATATACATTATGGAGATACGCCGCGAAAAAATGGACTTTCCAGAATTAAAGAGAGCTTGCATAGGTATAAACGGAAAGTGGAGAGGAAGAGGCTTGAGGGGTTTTTATGTTGAGGACAAGGCTTCAGGGCAGTCTTTGATACAAGAATTAAAAAACCAATCCGGCATGGCGGTCATACCGTACAAGGTTAGTACAGATAAAGTTTCTCGCCTAAACGCTGTCACTCCAATAATCGAGGGTGGCAGAGTTCATCTCCCAAAGACAGCACCGTGGGTAGATGCCTTTATGGAAGAGGCTCAATCCTTCCCCTCTGGCAAACACGATGACCAGATAGACGCTTTGTCTATGGGGTTGGATGCAATAAGCCGTATGGGTGGCGGAAACTTAAACATGATAAACTCTCCCATCGAGCTTTCGGACAGCCTTTACTCGCAATTTGAACCTATTGGCGGGGGGTCATCCCTCCAATCCCAGTGGTCAGACAGCCTATCGAAGTCTCGTGACAAGAGATTTGTCAACTGGGGCGAGTTATAGGACGACAAACAGCTTAGTTTTTAGGATTATTATTTCATGTGGTATAAAGATTCAAGTTTAAGCAAAGATGATGTTGTTGTTGACCTGTCTAATTTGATGGAGCCAATAACTGCGTATGAAGACATATCTGATATGCTCACCGAAGACCAAGAGCGAAAGCTCATTGATTATGTTCGGGCGGCATCTCAAATGTCATGGCACAGCATTTCCCGCCGATACGACCATTGGAAGGATGCTGACCGTGCCCACGATGTTTGGGTTCCGGCGGATACTACAAAGTTTAGGGAAAAGGCGGTCATTGCTGATACACGGGCAATAGCAGACACAGTTCTTACATATCAAATGGCGGCATTAGCTGGCCGTAACCCTATGTTTCAGCTTGAGGGATTAAACAGAAAGTCTCGCAAGTCTTCACTAATCCTTGAACGCTTACTGCACCAGCACATGAGACGCACAGCAGGCGAGGCTCGTCTTGCTCAACTTCTTCTGGACAGCATCAGGTATGGCTTTGCTCCTACAAAAATTGTGTGGGACACAAACGCAAACACTTCAAAGATTGTAAACTTTGACCCAAGAAAATGTTTTCCAGACCCACGAGTCTCGTGGGGTGACTGGGAACAAATGCAATTTATTATTTTTACTGACTACGTTTCCACGAACGCTCTTTTGTCTAGCGGCATGTACCCGAAACTGTCCAAGTATCCGGGTCTAAGACGAAAGGCAAACAAGTCCAGCGGTTGGCTTTCTCACAAGTATTGGAAGGAAGAAGGCCGTGGACTGTCCATAAATCCAGAAGACCCTCGCGGGAACGAAAACGGATTTCACTTCACGCTCGACCAGTCTCGTACTATCGATGAAATGTGGGTGAGGTTTCAGGGCTATGAAATCGGCGTTCCCTCGGTCGAACAAATTTGGATGTGTGTGACAATACTAGACGAAGAGGCAGTTATACGTTGCCAGCTAAATCCTTACGGACAGCAGTTCCCGGTCGTTATAGGTGGACTTTATCAAGACAGCCACAAGACTTACAGCCAATCGCTGTATGACCTTTTACTGCCGCTACACGAAATCAGCACATGGTTGCTACGCTCTCGTATAGATAACGTGCAAGCCGCCCTTAATAACTTAGTCTTCGTTGACCCTACTCAGGTCTCCGTGCCAGACCTAATTGATAGAAACCCGTGGGGTGTTGTGCGAACTATGCCGGGTGCTAAACCGGGCGATGGTGTCTTTATCGCTGAAATACCAGACGTAACTCGCGGCCATTGGCAAGATATTGGTGCGATGTCTGACCTAAAACAGCGTATTAGTGCCGCGTCAGATGCCCAGCAAGGTGTCCCAACCGCCGATGGTGTTCGTACAGCAACAGAAATACAGAGGCTAACTCAGTTGGGCTCACAACGTCTGGGCGTTATTGCTCGCATTATGTCAGCCACGACTATACGTCCCATGGTTCGCATGATGACTGCCAACCTACAGGATGCTCTTAATGTTGAGGGTAGCCTGAAGATTGACACAGACGGTGCTGGTGGACAGCTTCAAGCTATGGCCAACGATGGCTATATCGATTTTGATTCCAGCATGATACAGGGTGATATTGATTACTTGGTAATTGATGGCACGCTCCCTGTAGAGCCAGCGAGGAACGCTGAGACATGGATGAACATGCTTCAAGTCATGGGCCAAACAGGGCTAAACATGGAATACAACACAGGCAAGATTCTTGAGGAGGCCATTCGTGCGATGGGCGTTAGCGACATCGAACAGTACAAGGTCTCTCAAGAACAGATGCAACAGCAAGGGCCATCACCTTCACAGCAAATGGCCATGGCAGAGAAAGCTAGAGGGGCAAGTGTTGTGTCCCAAGAACAACTTATGGAACAAGCGCAAAAAGGAAATGTTGTGCCAATGAGGGAGGCTCAGTAATGCCAGAGCAAAAAGCATATCAGCTAGAGCCACTTACAGGTTTTACGCCGCATGAAAAGAATTATATCAAAGCTCTTATCAGGGAAGCAATCGCAGAGATTCCAGCACCTACACCTTCGTCTTGCAACTGTTCAGGGCAAGTTGACGGCGTGTCAAGACGAATCTCAGACCTTGAGGCTCGCTACGTTGAGGACGACAAATACGTTATAACTAGGGCAAAATTAGCTGTGTTCATGAAAGAAGAGGGCATAGAATAATGGCCATAACCCGTCCGTCAGGCGAACAGCTACGCTTTGAAAGCACCAATACAGGAAGCCATGTGCTCGACACATATCTCGAAAATGCAGAGATAGGTGGGCGCAACCTGACAGATTTGCTTAGTGAACTGTTTGACACAAGCGGGAATGTAAACCCAAACATTTTTCAGTTCAGAATAAATTCAACAACTTACAAACTGCAAGTCCGTATTGGTAACTTTGTACTCCCTAACGCTGGTTGGGTAGATGTTCCAGATGGAACATTCTTCCGCCCAACAGGCAACTATCAAGTTGGCTTTGATTACGTTATCCACGACCTGTTTAATTACAACGACAACCTGTACATGGTTACAGTGGCGCATACATCTGGCGCGATACCTGACTCATCTACGTCCTTTGTTGCAGTTTCTGGCGGCACAGGCAAAGTTCCGGCGACATCTACGCAACTTGCTGGACAAGTTGGCAAGTTTTTAACTGTCAACTCTGCACAAACTGGATACGAGCTTACATCTTTTACAGACAGCAACGTATTTTATGGGTTCTCCCAAGCAAGCAACGGTCTAGCCGTAAACGAGGTTGGCTTACAAGAAGTGTTGGCAGACGGCGCATTAGTACAAAGTCTTATAAATTTAGTAAACGGCACTACAGACCCGCTCGTAACAGACGGCTTTTGGGATTTAACATTCACGGTTTCTGGTGTCCCATACAAATATTTTGACGCGGACACAAGCGGCAATGCGGCGGCAGACAACGATGACTTGCAGGCGTTTGCAAACATTATAAACGGGACAACAACAAGTGGAAACTATTACTCTGCGTGGGTTTCAACAATACGGCCATATCTAATTAACAACAAGACGACAAGAAGCTACGACACAATGGTTATCCCCGCGTCCGCTGGCTCAAATTATGAATTGTTTAGCAAGGTTCGGGATACCACCGCAGTGTCGATAGACCCAGATGTGTACGCAACTTGGTTCTTGGCTAACGGCAACACACAAGTTGCTGTTACCAACAATAAATTGGTAGTAACGATATGAACATATTAGACGTTTCAAAACTCGGAAATCGCTGGAAGGGCACGTTTAGTTCCACCGCCTCCTACAACAAGGGGGATGTGGTGCGTGTCGGTGACAAAACCCAAGTATTTACTGACAGTGCTGGCACAAAAATAGATTTTGCAGTCGGGCAAGTACAGTTTACCCAAAAGGGTCAGGTGGCGGCAAACCAGACAGACTTTCCTGTAGGACGAAGCGGCCAAGAGTTTCATTCTGTTTCAGACGGTTCTGGTGGATTTAAGTCAGAGTTTCGTCATGACAAGGAAAGAAACGGGACTAGGGTTGTTAGCTTAACTCAAGATGCGCCTAGCAGAAATGTTGGTTGCATATATGTAGGCGGGTACAGCCCCACCTTTACAATGACTGACGGCACCCTTCGTGGTTATGGCGAGATGCACAACGGTGCCCTCGGCAAAGGGGCAGTAAGCCAAAACAGAAAAGACCCAGTTACCATACCTCTCCCATTTGGCAAGCGTGTAAAAAAACATTGGACACCCGGATACAGGCACCTGTTTGTACTAGATGAAGACAATGTTCTTTATGGAAGTGGCTATCAGTGGTCTGGTCAAGGCACGGGCACAACCGCAACAGTTTATGGTTTACTGAGACCTATCAGCCACGATAGCGGAGACGACATACAAGAAGAAATAACAACCATTGTAGGAGGTTATGACTATCAGGGTTATAACAGCTTCATGGCTCTTGGAGTTAGCGGCAAGGTGTACGCTTGGGGCACACAGCGGGGCTCAGTTTATCCATTTGGCTTGCCCTTAACATCAGACTACGAAAGACCAACCCTTATACCTTGGACTGCCGACAGGCCAATCAAGCGCGTCTTTAATTACGCTGGTTACTACCCTCGGTCTTTCCTTATAGACTTTGATGGCAAAATGTATTGTGCTGGACAAAACAGCCGAAACCTACTCGGAACAAACACAACTGCCTACGACCCGTCAAACCCAACAACTGGACACCAACTTTTTGACCCTTGGGGTGCAGAAAACGCAAAGGTTAAGTGGGTAATGAACCATTCCAGTGACGGTCACTGGGCTGCTGGTACACAGTATTACTGCCATACGGCAATTACCCTTGAGGACGGCAGATGCTACGTTGTGGGCAATGGCAACAACCAAGTTGGCTGGCAACCAAACGGTGGCTGGACATACGGATGGAATCTGAACGCTAACTATCCATTCCACACAGGCGTGGAAAAACTGATGACCAAAAACGGTGGCTATGCAAGCGCAGTGGCTTTGATGAAGGACGGAACCATAGAACATAATGGTGCGTCCTACGCCAGCGCAACCAACACCGCAACTGGCACAAACCATTGGCAAAAATTTAATCAAGCGGCAACGGCTGGTTACAACGGCCCAGACCTAAACAATGTTGTTGATTTGCAAGGACTGGGTGCTCGTTACGGTGAGAAGTGGGCGGTACGACAAGCGGACGGAAAAATGTTTGTATGGGGTATCAACGGACAAGGTGGTTGCGGCACAGGAAACACATCCACCCCTCAGAATGGTGGAACCACAAACGGCGCGGCGGGAATAAGTTCTACTGGACAAAACACTGGTCATCACACCTACGCATTGCTACCCGCCAACATTGTAGACTTTAGAATGTACGGGTATGCTACAGATGCTACGGATTACGCAAACATTGTAGCTCTGGATGACACTGGACAGGCTTGGAGTTGGGGTTACGGTGCCCAGACAACAAACCAAGACGATGACAACGAGGACAACAGAACTCCTCGTAAATTAAGGTTTTAGGAGACAGACATGCCAACAATAAATCTAGGAACCATTGGTTTTACATATCGAGGTGTCTATGACGCTACCCTGTCATACAACAAGCAAGATATTGTTAAACAGGCCAATGACACTTACGTTTCATTGGTTGATGGAACCACTGGCGTTACTCCCGGAACAGACGCAACAAAATGGGAAATCTTTACAACCGGGATAGGCCAGAACAGTGGAACTAACAATGGGGGCATCTGGTATTATGACGGCGCAAATGTTGCCGCTTTGTCTCCGGGAAACGCTGAAAGTGTTCTGAGAATTAACAACAGTGGCTTACCAGAATGGTCACTAGACGATAGCCGTTCGGGCGTAAGAGTTTCTAATCTTACATGCGGAAGACAAAACCAATCCTACCGTAGGCACATGGTTATCATGGAGGGTGGAACAGTATCTTGGTGGGGCGACAACGGCTCCTACCAGCACGGCACTGGGAATTATACTGCCGCCAAGTCACAGCCAGTACAGTCAGCCTTCCCTCATGGTTTTGTCGGCGCAAAAGAAGATACATATCAGCTTACAAATTGTAACCCAACAACTGTTACTTTTGCGGTAACTGTTGCAAATAGCGTTTTTGAGTTAGACGCTGTTGCGGCGGCGGCTGACACACCAATGACCAAGGGCAACATATATAAATTTGACCAATCAGATGCCACTAATGTTGGGCATCAGGTTGTTATAGAGGAAAGCACTGACGGGGGAACCACATGGACAGCGATGGCCTCGACTGGTGCCGACATCGGAGATGGAGAAACAACAAGCGTTTATACAACAGGAACATTAGGTTCAGCAGGCGCGAGTACATATCTTCGCATTTCTCAAGACGAAACAAATTCATACCGATACGTTTGCCAAGCTCACGGCGCGGGTATGGGAGCGACAATACTTCTTAACACAACTGGGTTCATGAAGATTTTCCGAGCACGCGGCAAATACGCTTGGTGCAACTATGGTAATGCCGCAGGCATTATCGATAAAAATAGTAAGGTTTGGCAGTGGGGCAACAACAGTAATGGCGTTGTCGGCACAGGGAACACGACTAACCAGTTTATCCCTTACAACGCCACAGACGACAACCTCAACTCAATTCACAACAAGACCGCCAAAAACTTCTCTAGCGAATTAGCTGGAGAAAGCAACAACACCATGATTTACGTTTTATGCACAGACGGCACTGTTCATCACTGTGGCTACAGCGCACATGGCCAGACAGGTACTGGCTCTGCGGCTACTAACAGGTTTGTTCAGGTTGTCAACGCAACGAATGTTGTTCAAATCGAGCAAAGCGATGACTGGGCCGCTTTCCTTATAATGCTAGAAAAGGACGGCTCGCTAAAGCACGTTGGCTATGGAAACGAAAACACAAACGGTGCTGGCAACCTGAACAACAACACCGTTGCCGGAAGCGTAAGTTTGGTAACGCAGAAAGTTGCTGAGATACTTTATGTTGGCTCACGGATGGTGTGGGTGCGTGACATTGACGGCAACACATGGAACTGGGGAGACGACAACTACGGCTTCCTAGCTCGTGGCGGCACTGCTGGTGCATACAACCCAGCTATTGTAAGCACGAACAACGCCAGTGGCACCAACTGCATTACAGAGGTTGTTGGCAACCCAGACCACAGTCAGTATGAGCATATAGTCGCACGAAGAGCAGACGGCACGATACTGACTGCTGGGTACAACGGTTACGGACAGCTTGGTGATGGCACTCAAACCCAGCGAACTTCCTTTATAACCGCATCAAACTCCCTCACCCCGTACTACACTGATGATGGATGGGGCGCAACATTTCCTACAAATGCCAAGAAGCTGTTGAACATGGGCTCAAACAGCTATGGCACATCAGGAGTTCTTTTTGATGACGGCATGGTTTTGCTTTGGGGTTACAATGGAAACGGCCAAGGTGGAGTGGGAAGCACAAGTAACGTACTAAACAGCGGCAAAGCCATGAAACAACGCATAATGAAAACTGTCATAGATTTTGCCCCCATGGGTTACTCCAGTGAGACTGGCGTTTCCTTCCTTTGTGAAGACGGTGAGTTATATTGTGTGGGCTATGGAGGCTCCTCAATGATGGCTGACGATGACGCTGAAGCCTCGTACACACCAAAACCAATCTTGTTCTAGGGCGGTCATGGCAAACGAAACTTTTACATCCTTGTCTAAACAAGAGTTAGAGTCTCTTTTGGCAACAGCGGCAGAGCGTGGTGCAAAAGAAGCATTGTGCAAGGTTGGGTTGCATGACGAGGAGGCTGGTAACGATATTCGTGACTTACGAGTTTTGGTTGATGGGTGGCGTGGCATCAAAAAAACTGCTACAAGAACATTTGTACAGTGGTTAATTTTATTTATCCTCGGACTTATAGCGATGGGCACATGGCAAAACTTTCACAAGTGAGCAATAAAAAAGCACTAGAATTAGTGCAAGACGTACAGAAACACGATGGCTGGTTATTTATCAAAGAAATCATGCAAGACGAAATAATGACCGCCGCGCACAAGTTGGCAGAAACTCCACAAATGAGCTTGGAGGAACTGCACTTTAGGCGGGGGGCCATGTGGGCCGCTCGAAAACTAATCGATGTACCGACCATACTAGCGTCAAAGCTAGAAAACGATGTAGCAATGGAAGTGCTACAAGCCGAGGAAGTGTACAAAGGTACTAAAACAAAATAGCATGCTACGGCTTGCGCAAACAGTCCGCTACGGCTGACAGGAGAAAAAAACATGAACGACCTAGTAGAACAAATCGCGGCTCAGAAGCTCGGCGAAGCAACCACACAGCAAGTCCAACAACAAGTGGCGCAAGACGCGGCTCAAGCCGAAGCGGCACAACAACCACCAACACCGGGAGCAGATTCAGCCACGCCAGCCCCAACCGAACAGGAGCAGGCCAATGCGGCTATCTCACCCAAAACAGAGGGAGATAGGCAGGCCGATAGCTCATATATTACGGTAGACTTTGGCGATGGTGATGTACGCACCATGTCGGATATGCAAGTCCGTGAAACTATGAAGCGTTACAAAGACCTAAATTACAAACATCAGACCCAATACGCACCCATGTCAGCACCCATGGATTTCATCAATGAGATTGCTGGGAACTTGCAGGCGCAGGGACAAGACGTTAATGGTGATGAGATTGCACAGTTTCTTCGTGCGGCATCACAAGCGTTTGTATCAAACCCAACCATGGGCGGGCAAGTAGACCCAACCCCAGATACCATGGGCATCCCCCTAGATGCTCTTGAGCAACAAATGGCCGCATGGGAAGATGAGAACGCTGTTTCTCTGCCGCCTATGTACAAAGATGCGGCTAGGCAGATGGGTCAGTTGCAGTCTGAAAACCAAGAAATTAAGCAAATGCTCGCGCAGATTGCTGGGCAAGCAGGGGACTTGAACATGCAGGCGGCTGAACAAGTCAAAGATGCCGCTATGCAACAGAACAACGCCGCACGGCAACAGGCCGCGAACAATCTAAACGTGGCACAGCAGAAGTATCAGCTTCCTGACCAAGACGAACAGGACTTCTTTAACTTTGCCTTTGAACGCGGATACACCATCGAGGACTTTATTGACCCCCGTCTTACAGACATGGTTATGGCTGATTTCTCTAACAACAGGAACGGCCCTGAGATGGATAGGCTCAGGCAAATGGCGGCACGAAGGCAGGCGTACACTGGCCAAGTTGGCGCAACACCAGCCGCTGGCGGACAGCCAGAAGCACCAAGCCAAGACGAACAGTTTATCGGTGCTGTCGCACAGCAGGCCATGCAAAGACGAAACATGGTCTAACAGGGACGACAGTAGTATTTTTATATAGTTACAATGAGGCTGTGGCAGATGCTACGGCCTCATTTATGTCACAGACGAAACTCGGCAATATTCGCTGATAGACGAAGGAAGCTAGAGGATAGTCAACTAACCATACTCGAAAACCCATTTTGGCAAGGAGAAATACAATGACTGCCATTCAAGGACTTCGTGGGACTGGTCAGTTTACATCTGACTTCCGTCCTACCAATTACCGGGAGCTTTTCACGCTCCTAGAACCAAACGGCACTGCGCCGTTGCAGGCTCTGTTAGCCATGACTGGCTCGGAGAGCACAGATGACCCTAAATACAACCACTTCCGTGATGAGTTGCCTGACCGGACGCTGACTACTTCAGCTACTGTAGGTGCCGCCGCAACATCTGTTGTTTACACAAACGATGATGATGAGGCTTTCATTGTGGCTGGAACATTGATTTATGTCCCAGAAACTGGTGAAGTAATTCGGGTAACTGCAAACAACACCACAACCAACACACTTACTGTTACTCGTGGCGTTGGCCAAGCTGGTACTGGTCAGGCGATTACGTCTGGTGCAGAACTGGTTATTGCTGGTCATGCTGACCAAGAAGGTGGCACTAGCCCCGACCCAATCAGCTTCGACCCAACCACTGACTTTAACTATACTCAGATTTTCAAGACGAGTATTTCTGTTAGTGGAACTCTGCAAAACACCTATCTACGGACTGGTGATAAAGAGCAAGAGCAACTTACTAAAGCCCTAAAACTTCACATGGGTGATATTGAGCGTGCAATGTTCTTTGGTCGCAGAGACGAAGTGAACGGTACAACTGCAAACCCAACTCGTTACACTGGTGGCTTGTTCGCAAGCATCACTAATGTTTCCGATGCGGCTTCAGCATTTGCATCAGCTAACACCATCACAGAGAAAGAGTTCGACCGCCTGCTGGTGGAAGACATCTTTGCTTACGGCTCAAACGAAAAGATTATGTTTGCTGGCCCACGCTGTGTCTCTAACTTGATGGAAATCGGCAAAAACCGTTGGCAACCAACCTCTATCGACAACGCATACGGCGTGTCATTCACTCGTTACACCACATTTGCTGGTGACTTGCTTGTGTATATGCACCCAATGTTCCGTCAGGTAGCTGGTCTGGAAAAGCAGGCTGTTGTTCTTGATATGCCTCACCTGAAGTATCGCTACCTCGAAGGTCGCGACACATCATTGGTGCGTGATATCCAAGGCAACGACTTCGATGGCGTAAAGCACATGTACATGACAGAGTGTGGTCTGGAAATGACCCATTCAAAAGTACACCACGTTATCAAGAACTGGAACGCAGTGTCCTAAAGGACGACAAAGTGCGCTAGAAAAGCGGATACTAGAGCCGGGGCAAGTCCTCGGCTCTTTTTTATTTAGGAGAAATAAATGTCTGAAGATATCAACGCTGAAAAGAAAAAGGCGACAGTTACACGCAAAGAGAACCGTGCAAAGGAAGCCGCATCACGGCAGAAGGCATCAGAAAAAGAAAAGAAGATGGACAGCGATTTTGTGTACTTCATCTCTTCTAATCCTGAACAGGTCTCTTTTAACATTCGTCTTGCTGGACAGCAGTTCAAGGGAACTTGGGATGACGAGCATGAGTACCTATGCTGGCGCATACCCCACAAACTAAAAGACAGAATGATGTCTCACTTTTTTGTGAAAGAAAAGCGGATTATCGTAGGGGAAGAGTAGCATGTCATATCATTCGTCATCTTCTAGTTCATCTTCAAGCTCATCATCCAGTTCAACTGGGACAACCACTGGCAATGCTTCTAGCAAAGTGTCAAGCACTGACATGGCGAAGCCAACAGGGGAGCCAACGCATGAAATGGCGGACGGCTCAATACATGTAGGCCCAGTACATCCCAGAGATACAGTTACGAAACAGAAGTCTGACACTGCCACTGCTAATACAATAGAGTGGCTGGATAACAATACAGAGGATAGAAATAGACACTCCCCCTCTACACCACACCTGAACTCTCCTCACGCTAGTCTTGAGTCTTTAGTTTTTCAGGCGTTGCGTAGATACGGAGACATGCACCCCGGCACAGTCGATGGTGAAGTGATGATGATGTTTGTTGAGTTTGCCAATATGGTTATTGAGGATTTACGTTCTCACCCGTACTGGGACAACATTGAAATGGATTTCTACACACACCCTCAAGAAATACGAAAAGTTCCTGACAGCATAATGGTTCAGGGGTTGCTATATCATTATTCGGTACAGCAACAATCGTCAAAAGTTGAAGCATACGGCCCAATGTATTTTAAGGGAATGAACCGCGTTCTTTACAATCGCAAGTTTGGCAACGCCCCCATTGAAATGTCTCCTTGGGATAGAGGCGTTGGCAATAGGCCATCAGGGGTAAAGTCATACGACACTTCCAGAGGTAACTAATGTCCACAACCTACTCTCCATCTGGCGTAAGGGTAAAGGTATATCCTTACGAAGACTTCCAAGGAATTGATGCCTCAAGAGATGTATCCGCTCTGGACACAGGGCAGAAACAGCACATGATTGAGATTGAAAATGGTTTTGCCGATTGGAGAGGCACCATTGTTAGAGAAGCTGGCGCAAAACAGCGTACAGAGGGCGACAAGCTCATCAAGCATCTCAACTTCTTTGGTAGAAACTTGGCAGTATGGGCGCAGAAGGAAGGCTCCGGCATCGCTTTGCAGTCAGAGCGTAGCGCAATAGTAAATGAAAACATAAACTCCAATACAATATTCCTGACGATAACCGAAAGGGGTAGCGGGTATGACCAAGCTAACCCCCCAACCGTTACCTTCTCAGCCCCAACAGCGGATGGTGTTACTCCGTCAGTGGCCACAGGCACGGCGGTCATTGATGCTAATGGAGAGTTGGACAGTATAACAATTACATCTCAGGGTAATGGTTACTTACCAGACCCCACGGTAACTGTTGATGCGCCAGCAACTGGCACAACAGCGTTAGTCACCGCGAAGATGGGCACAGATGTAAGGACAAGAACCCATTATATTGAGGGCGCATACCCAGCATCGTCCATTGTCACATCCACAGTTTTTAACAACTCCGCAATGTTCTTCTCTAGGGACAAGACCCCGTATAAGTATGATGGATTGCAATGGAAGAAAATTGAGGCAGGCTCAGACCCAAGACCAGCTTTCGGAGTTTCTATTCAACGCCGTCTCGCCATATCTGGTGCGCCAGCAAAAAGAACAGTTATCGACTTCAGCAGAGTTGACCAGCTTGTATTCCCAGAAGACGAAGACCCCGGCTCAACAGATGTATTGAAAGCCGCAGACATTGATATTGGAAACATTATCGGTACTGCCGATGAAATCAAGGGATTGGGGGTGTTTGAAAACAATCGTCTTGCTGTGTTCACGAATGACCAAACTCTTGTTTACCAGATAAGCCCAGACCTAACCCAATGGGCAATCGATGACAAGGCGAACATTAAGGTTGGAACCATTAGCCACAACACGATAGCAACAGCAGGCGCAGACCTGATGTTCTGTTCTCGTGAAGGCGTACACTCTTTAAGACGCTCAGACACAAACGGTATCACGATATTCTCGATACCTATGTCAAACAAGATTGACCTTGTGTACAGAGAGTATCTTGCTCTCGTCAGGGACAAAGAGCAGATAAACGCTTTCTATGACCAAGACGAAGGCCAGTATCATATATTCTTTCCTGTTTCGGATTTGATTTGTAAACGCTTAACAATAACACTCAACCCTATGCAGGGTGGAGAAAGTAAATGGTCTTCAGGCACATTCCTCAACGCTACTTGCGGCAGGCAACTGGGAGAAAACACTCTTCTGGGAACCCCCGGAGGTATATGGGAGCGTTCAGAGATTGAGGACATAGAAGAGTTTAGTCCAGAAATGGTGGTTACTACACCAATACTCTGGCAAGGGTCTATCAATGACACAAAAGAAAGCTATAGTTTTATATTGCAAGCCACAGGACAGGGCGAGTTACAGGTAGAGGCTTTTGACGAAAGAGGTCGATACCTTTCAGCATTGCAATTTTTAATTCAAGACGGAGGGGCGGACGACAAATTCCCCGATGTGCCGTTAAATAGACAGTACGAGAGAAGGTTTGAACATCGCTATCGTGGTGTTCAGTTTAGATTTACCACGCGAGGCAAGGGGCTCTTGAAGATTATTGGCTTCGCTGTAACCGTAAGGCAGGGATAAAATGGCGCGATTAAGACAACAGCACCCGCAGAATTATGTCAATTCGGGTAACATTCATACGGATTTTGAAAATGTAATCCGCTACTTAAACGCCGCAGAACTTGGCAACAAGACTGTGGGTGAACTGCTGAAGGTTCTATTTAACGAAAGTGGCGACTTCCGTGGCCCAGTTGAGTTTCGGGTAGACAACCAAACAGGCTTGCAGTATCGCGTTGGTGAGTATGCAAACGATGACGAGGCTTGGATTACCCTCGTACAAATATCTGACCTTCGTGGCCCATCGGGCGCGAACACAGGAACCGTTGAAGGGCCGCTATTTTTTAATCGCCAAGATAGCGTTGTTTCAACAGGCATCTCTGGCGGTGTTTTTACAATCACAAGCGGAGGAACTGGATACACTGTTGCGCCAACAATATCATTCAGCAATCCAGACGGAGACCCCATCAATGGTGTGAACCCATCCGCTACATGTACAATAGATGTCAACGGCCTTGTCGATACAATCACAATGGTAAGCCCCGGTTCGGGCTACCTAACGCCACCAACAATGACATTTACGCCACCCACAACTGGTACTACAGCTACTGCAACAGTTACGCTGGGTGCCATTGCGGCAACTTCAAATGTAATCTCTTACACATTTGACCCGACAACTGACGACATTGTTGTTTACAAGAACGGCCTGTTGCAGACTGAAAGTGCTCCATCAAGTGAGTACACAAAAAGTTCTGCCAACAACGAGGTTACGCTTGCGGCAGTACAGTTGGCTGACAAGATTACAATCTACTCAATACGTTCGCAGGCCGTCACAAACTTCCGCAGGCTTGACGAGACAATCGCACAGGCCAAGACGAGCGTAACATTTATTCACACAGCAAACGAAAAGCTGTTGGTTTACAAAAACGGTATCTTGCAAGAAGAGGGTGGTAATGATGACTACCTGACAAACCCTGCTACCGCCACCATTACATTCACAAGCACACTGATAGTGGGCGACAAGGTTTCCGTTATCACAGTTGAAAACCAGTCCTTGAAAACAGTGGCTGGTCTAATGTTTGAAGACGAATACACGGACACAAGTGGATTCATCAGGTATGCAAAACTTGCCATAGACAATAACGAAATTCCACAAACAAAGGTTTCCAATCTTGCTACCTCCCTTGCAGGCAAGGCAAACCTTTTGTCATCCAACTCGTCCCCGACATCCCCAGCTACTGGAGATTTGTGGTTGGATATCTCACAGGTTCCAGCGATTTTGAAGTTCTACGATGGTACGCAGTGGCTAGAGACCTCCCCAGAAAGCTCACTGCCAACCTTCGTGCAATCAAATGCAAACCAGTACGTTCGTGTGAACGGCACAGGCACTGCGCTTGAGTACGGGGACTTGGACTTCACATCGCTGGTTCCTAAAACATTCATGGGCGCACAGAACGGTGTTGCCAGCTTGGACAGTAGCTCAAAGATACCTGTTGCCCAGTTGCCTGACATCTTTGCCACAACCACACTGCCATTCAAAAATCAGTGGGAAGACACCAGTGCCACAGTGACGAACAAAACATATTTCATAACTCGTGTTTGGAAACAGAAACTCCGTATTGATGGCATCAACTACCAGCTATCTGGCGGTACAGCCACCATCCAGCTTTCTTTGGACGGAACTCCCATTTCAGGAACAACCCTAAACGCGACAACAACGAACCAATCACAGAGCTTTAGCCAGATTATTGAGGTTGACGGAAACACTTCAGGTCGCCGATTGGAGGTCGTGGTAACAAACGCCTCGTCCGCATCTGGCCTTGAGCTTGGTGTAGCGGCGGCAACACTATCGGTATAGGTGTGACACAATGCCAAACGAACGCAAGAACACAACATTATCTGGACAGCCCAGACTTGAAGATAGCTACGGAGTCCGAGAGGCACTCGATGACTATGGGCCAGTGTCAAACTTCATGCGTTGGTACAACGAAAACGTCATGGGCAAACCAGCACATGATGACGAAATACCCCTCATGCCTCCCGGTCTCGGCGGTCTCGGATTTGATGTTCTTAGCAATGACCCAGACAGAAAAACACAACAACAACTTATCGAAGAAGAACGTGAGGCGTTTGACGAGATACGAAAGCGCAGGCAATTTAAGGACAGTACCATGAATAATTTAATTGACGGCGATGACATGATGGATTTTGACTTTGCGTCTGCAAGAAAAGATACGCAGATGGCGAAGACACAGCCGGGTGACTTGATTATCCCAGCAGAGTTACAGGGCATGAACCCAGAACTTTATCAAGCGTTCCGCGCTGGGTTGTTCATGGAGGGCATAGACCCAGACGAATTTACATCTGGCTCTTCCAAAGTAAAAATAAACCCCGTAACTGGAGAAGAGCAATACTTCCTTAACAAGATTGCTAAGGCTATCAAGAAGACTGTCAAGAAGGTTGCTTCAAACCCCATAGGTCGCACACTAATCAACGTGGGTGCCGCCACACTGTCAGGCGGAAACCCATACGTTATCGGTGCAACGAACGCATTGACTGCAAAGGCGGCAGGCGCAAACGACACAACAGCCGCCCTGTCCGGCCTTGGTGCTGGGTTTGGTTCCAGCATGATGAACAACGCCGCAGGCGGTACTGGCGTGATGAGCAAGATTGCTCCCACAGGAACTATCAATAATTCATTGTCCACAGCTTCAACAGGGTTTGGTTCAGGTATTACAAACTATGTGAAAACCCTCGGAGCGCAAGGTCTTGCTGGTCTGGGGCAGATGGGCAATTTAGGTAGCACACTAGCTATGAACATAGGTAACACATCCTTGGCTTCACTAGCTGGAGCGCAGTTGGGTGGCGGGCTTGGCTCTATGGCAGGCATGATGATTTCACCGCCAGCGATGCAGGCCATGCCAGACATGGCATCCTTTGCTCAACAAAACGCATCAGCATTACCTAATGTCGCTACAGGCGGAAACTTGCCGTACAGTACAGGGGTGAACTACACATACGCTCCACAAACTCAAATGCCTTATTTCAACCCAATGATGGGTGGTATGGGTGGTGGGCCTAGCTACGTTTCAGCAGGCATGAACAATCGTGGACAGATGATGAACTACGCCAGCAACATGTTTGGTAATCGTCTTGCTGAAAATTCAAGACGAAGTGGTCTTTCAGGTTTTGGTCAGGGGATAACATTTTACTAGATGATAAGAGACGCGGAGCATGACGATGTTGAAGAGTGTTTGGAATTGGGTCACAGAATGTACTTGGCAAGCCAGTACAGCAGTCTCCCTTGGAGTTCGGAAAAGTGTAGGCGGCTTGGCCATGCGTTTGTCGAACGCGAAGACCGCTACTTCAAACTTTATGAAAAAGATAATCGCCCAGTTGGCTTCTGTATGGGGGGGATTGAAGACCTCATTTTTAGCGAAGAGCACATGGGCAAAGAATACTTGTTGTTCACTTCTGAAGAAGTTCCGTTGGTGGGACTAAGGTTAATGAGAGACTTTGAGAAGTGGTGTATAGGATGGGGTGTTATGGAGATTGATTTTTCCACAACATCGCAAGGAGAAGACGAGCGGTTTGAGGCTTTCGCAAATCGTCTTGGATATCGCCAAGCTGGGCGGCATTGGAAAAGGAGACTGTAATGGGTGACGGGCCAAGCGGTGGTGATAGCGACCAAGTAAACACCACCACCAACACAAACAAAAAAAGCACAGGCACTGGCAAGACCGTTGCAATGGATAGCTATGAAGTCGAGGCCATGGCCGAAGAGGAAGCCTCAAAAGGCTATAGCTCTGGTTTCTATGGTAATGAAGGTACAGACAGTAGCGGCAACCGAGTTTTCAGCGAGACATACAAGTCTGGCAACTGGAACAATGCGCCCACAAAAACCAGAACATATACAGGCACAGATACAGGCTTCACAAACACAATCATGGGTTCTGCAAACCCCCAAGAAGCCTTGTATGATTACTCAAATAAAGTCCGCTCTGGAACTGCGGGCAAGGTTACAAACGCAGAGCTAAATGCTTTAGAAGCACAAGGTCTTGATACTTTTGGTATGGGTCTTAGGGGGACAGAAGGTTTTGGTGGCAAGATGGGCCATGATGACTACGGCACTCCAATGAGCCGACAGTCATACAATCCCGGCTTTTTGAACCAAGGCGGAGACCCCACAGACGAAGCCCAACGGGTAAACAACCCTATGATGTCTGGCTTGGTCGGCCTTATGGCTGGCATGACACCCATCGGAACAATCGCGAAGGGTGCGCAGATGTTTGGGTTGGCCGACCCAATTGGCTCACCGCCAACCAACATGATGGGAAAAATATCTGGTGCTCTGACAATGGGTTTAACAAACCCAGCAAACCCTGACTTGTATGATGCTGGTAATTACACGCAAGCAGTTGACAGGGCGGCGGCTACCAGTCAGATGGGTGTAGAATTTGACCGCTCTAAAGGTTCTATGTTTAGCCCCGGAGGGCAAGACAAAGATAACGAAGCTGGCACAGTAGGGCAAAACCTAAACTCTGGCGGTAGCGGTGGAGGCACCTCATCAAGTGGAGGAGGAAGCGGTAGCACCCCTAACTATGATGCGGCGGCAACAGTAACAGGCTTTGACATGAATGGTGGTGGTGCCGGAAACGCGATGGTCAACTACCTTAGTAACATGGGACGAAACAGAAGCACTGGAAATGTTACAGTGGATGCAGACAAACAGAACTTCGGCGCGTTCAGAAGGATGAATTTTGACAACTTCAATGTTGGAGACCAGCAAAACTTTGACCTCAGCGATTGGCGTAAGAGTAGACGCTTTGGTGCTGGGTTCTTTAACATGTTCAAATAGGAGTAGACAATGCGCGACCCGTTTATGATTAAAAAGCCTTGGAGCGATGCTCCCGGAATGGAAGAGTTCTATGACAGCCTAGACCCAATGGAATTAAAGATGGGTCTTTTCGGCGGCGGCTCTGGCGGTAACGATGGCGGTGGCGGGCCTCCAAACAGAACTCGCGCACCTAACAATCGCAACCGCAACCGCAACAACAACAACAACAACGATGGCGGCAACGATGGCGGTGGCTACAACGCACCACGGCCAGCAAACAGACGGCCAACACCTCAATACAAGGCACAGTCTGCGGGGCCAAAGGGATATTCCTTCGGCGGCGGACAACCACAGCCGGGTGCGGCGGCAGGGCAAGAGGGTACAGGATACCGCGCTGGCGTTATGCCATCGGGTGCTCAAGGTTTTGCTGGTGGACAGAGGCGTGGAGAAGGTGCTTTCGTAAGAGGGAGCGATGGAACATTACGGCGTTCAGCCGAGTTCCAGAGAAAAGAAGACCTTTACGGACAAGAGGGCTTACGGTATGACCCCACAGCCTTTTATGCAAGTGGCATCCGTGGATTTGGCCAAGGCCGTCAAGCTGTAGAACAGGGAAGACGAATTGAAAGCATGTCTGAAAGCGGCGTTCCTATTGACGGAGAATTTTCTGTAGAGCGTCAGCAATACGCGGACGCAGTTGGCGGCGGCGAAGTTGGCGTTGGTGAACAGGGCTTCGGACGCAGGGCGATGCTTGGCGGCGAAGGTGAGGTTGCTGAAAACTTATCTGGGGAAGAGAACTACCAGACAGAAATGCCAGCAGAGGTAGCTGGTTCAGACCTAGAGGGCGACCCCGGTGCTCCACCTATAACACCGCAGTCCAACATTATACCTGACGTAAACTATTTGGTTCCAACGGTTGAGCGAGACGAACAGTCAATGAGCTTTATACCCGGCGAAAGTGCTGGGCAAGTAGCAACCGGGCCACTGTCTAGGAATCTCACTGGTTCAAGACGAGGTTTTGGCTCAAGTATCGTAGTTTATTAGGAGGGCTGAAATGTCATTTGGTGATGTGCTCGGCGCAGTAACAGGGAATAGTTTTCTTGGTGATATAGGTCAGGCTGGTTTCGACATGTACAATTCTGTGCAGGCGAACAATGAGCGTGAGGAAGTGCGCCAACAGCAAAATGCAATGACCCGCATGAGGCTACAGCAAGAAGCCGCAGAACGAGCCGAACAGGTTGCGTTGCGTAACAGGCTTTTACAGCAGTCAACCAACCTTTCTGAAGCACTCGGCAATGTGTACAATTTTCTTGGCATGCCATATCAAGCAGACCCAAGACGAATTACACAGGACTACCTCGCTCTACGAAATCAAAACTACGGTGATGTAGACAGACTCCTTACAATGATAGGCTCAAAAGGCACCGCAAGCGCAATAACTCGTGGCGTAGAGGGCGGCGTGATGGACTTCGAGAAGCAACAGCTTGCTCGTAAGTATAGCGATGTTTACCAGAAGGCAGACCAAAGCGCATACGATGCCTCTATCGCTCGCAACAAGTCTTTGGTGGACACGCTAAACACCAGCAGACAAAACACAGTGGGCGAGATAAAAGATTTGTACGGCACGCAGTTCGAGATGGAGAAGGGTCTCTACAAGGGTAGTTCTGGAAGAGACGCCACTAGCGCACTGAACCAGATGTCACAGGACTCCTACAAGGTCGCTGACAGTGCTACAGACATGATGGGCAAGAGCTTCGGTGCTGTAGTAGAGCGATTAGAAAAAGACGCATACGACCAAACCGTTAAACAAACCTTGGCGAGAGCAACTCAAAACCAAGGGGCACCAATTTTTACATAGGTTAAAATATGGCATTTTACTACGGCTCAAAAGAACAAGGATTTAAGTCTGGCTACGAAGGTCAGATTGACCGTATGCGCAATCAGCGCATCAAAAACAAAGAGCTATTTGATAACTGGAAAAAAGAAAAACTGCGGAATGGTGAAAGCGTTTCCGTAGATGACCTTATACAGCAAAGGGAAACGCTTGCTGGTGGGGATAATTACTTTTTGTCTGGGCTTGTTACTGATGCAGAGTCAGAGAACATGGCCAAGCGTCACAACGAACAAGTGGCCAGTAAAATAATTACTGAAGCTACAGGCAATATGGAGAACCAAGTAAAGCAACAAAACATCTTTGAAGACGCGATAGGTATCAAAGACGGAGTGACCTACAACGATTATGTAAAGGACGCTTCTCGCTTTTTTGGCGGAGACGAAGCCGCCGCAAGAACTGCTTTTGACGATATGGGCGGGGAAGATTGGTTCAATAACAAACAGATAGAAAAACGCTCGTTGAAGGCTGAGGATTTAATTGCTAACGACAGCCGCTTTACCAGAGCCCAGAGCCCAGAAGACCTCAAAAAGTATTTTGGCAACGAGCCTGCGGATGTGCAAGCCGACATATTAGCGGCATGGAAAAAGGGTGAAGACGACAAGAGGGCGGCAGAGGTTGACAAGGTTGAGGGTTACATTGCGGCACTAAACAGCGACACGCTTTTGTACTCTGATGATGCCCAAATTAAACAAATGATAAGAGGCCAGTATCTAAACATAAGTGATACCGACCTAGATGGTTTGGTAAGTTTCTGGAAGGGCCAACAAGCCTCTCTAAGGACAGCCAAAGGCAATCAGCAAAAGTCAGCCTTCCTAAAAGAGATTGGCTCAGACAAAGAGCTGTTAAAGATATACGGTCAACAAGGTGTAGACCCTTCAGATATCATGACACGAATAAACGAAATTGGCCGGAAGTATGACTTCTTGAGCGAAACAAACTGGTCAACCATGGATGGGTTTGAAAAGTGGATAGGCGATGATGCTTGGCTAGAGAACACCATGAAGAAGGGCTACACAGGTCAATACGAAAGTCTTGAGGAAAAGCTAAATAGCACCGCCGTGGAAAGCGGAAAGGCGGCATTAGACAGAAGCATGACTACGGTTACTCAGGAAGTAAATGATATACGCAGAGCAAATAAAGAAGCTGGAGATGACGCGCCAAAAGAAGACTTGGCGTTTGAAGAAGGCGGCGTGGCATCTGCGGCGTTAGCAATCGTTGGAGAGAAGTACATTCTAAGGGCTGGAGGAGCACAAACTATAATCTCCCACGCCAGAGAGCTTGTAAAAACAGACCCCAACATTGGCACACAAACTCTTGCCAATGCACTTGAAGCCCTACTGATGGACGGCAACCAGCTACAGACATTGTCTGAATACCAAGAGTCTTATGTACAACAAGGTCTTGAAGGGGAAGGTTATTCTATAGCACCGGGCGAAACTGTACAGGCTTACGCTACAGATTTGACGACCTCTGTGGATGCAGTTATAGAAGAAATTAGCAAGACGTTACAGAACGCGCCTTCTGGTAGCTATGAAATAGTAAACGGCAGAACAATCTGGTTCGGGGATACTGGGGAATCTGCGGCATACCAAACAGCGGTTACTGACATCAAGGCTATGATTTCTGCTGTAAAGAAAGACTTTAATAACCACAAGTCAGCCCTATTTTCTGACATGGAGGGGCAAGTAGAGATAGATGGGGTCATGTATAGAGGCTCAGATGCTGGCCAACCTTTAATAACTATGCTGGAAGAAAAGCTGAAATCCCTTGAGGCAATACACAAAACAACAAAGCCAACACCAAGAACATCTGGTAGCACTAACCCAGCCACTGGTCTTGCCAGCGATGTTGAGACAGACTATGGCTCTTTGGGTGTTGACCAGAGTTCAAGACTGCCAAAAGATTTTGACTTTATGCCAATGAACGACACTGCTGTAAATGCCTCATTTGTTTCACAAACAATGGAAGGACTATTTGACCAAGACCCACAGATACTTGCTGTGGCTCAAACAATTATCAGCAACCAAGGGAACCGTAGCATAACCGAGGTTGCAAGACAGCTTAGAAACCTTATCGGCTCTCCAAAAACCAACGAGCGGACTAGACCGGGCGGTCAGGGTTTCTGGATACACAGGCAAGGTGCTGAATTTGCACCCGGCGAAAAGAAATTCTACACTAAACTCGCTCGCCTCCTACAGGCGGAAGCGTTTTCGGATGAGTAATATGTTTATGTGGCTCTTAACAATCTTCCAGAGTAACCCTGCTGGAGACCTTTCCAAGCACAGAAAGCACACGGCAAAGTACGAAGACCTGTGTATGTAGCAGGGACGACCAATGCCCTACACCTTCGGTAAACTCTATGTATCGGAAACTGGAGTACCGAAATGGACAATTCAAAATCACGTTGGTCGCGTAAGCCCGTAGATGTTAGCCGCTATCAGGCAAAAACAGCAAAACAAACAGGCCCACTTGGATATGCGCAGGGGCTTTCCAAAATGGAAGCTGTGGAGATGCTCTCCGACAGCCGCTTCCTCCAAGATGTAAAAGACTTCTACTATCAAAGAGATGGCCGGATGTTCTCTTCAGACGAAGAGGCTGTTGAAAAGTTTTGGTCTGATAGAACTTGGCGCAACTCAAACGTACTTATGACAGGCGTTGATGCCATTGCATCACAAGGATACACCACAGAACAAAAAGAGCGTCTAGGTAGAATACAGACAGTATTCGACAGCAACCCCAATTTCTGGGAAGACGGTGGCCGAGGCGCAGAGGGTTTCTGGGCAAACGCCGGAGCAATGCTGTTAGACCCAACAAACCTAATTGGTTTTGGTATTGGTGGTGTCGGCGCGAAAGCCGCCGCGAAGGCCGCGACTATGGCAGGCCGAAAAGCTACAGGGTATGAATTAGCAAAAGCAGGCTTTATTCGAGGCGGTGCTTCAGAAGCCGTTGCTTCAGGCGGAATAGAGGCGGGAGCAGACGCTCTCGTCCAAAACAGGGACATGTCAGTTGGTATCCAAGACGAATACAGTCTTGGCAGAACAGCAATGGCTGGGGGTATTGGCGCAACAGTTGGCGGTGGTATTGGTGGCGTTCTTGGTGGTCTCGCCCCAACAGTTGGCAGAAAAGCCAGTGAGCTAACAGGCATAGACAAGCTAGACTTTATCAAAAGTGGAGAGGCCGAAGGTCGCGTAGAGTTACAAAGAATTGAAATGGAAAATGCGGCAAAAGCCGCACAAGAAGAAGAAGCCGCGCAAGATGTAGATGGCCTGTTTGGTGAGTACGACACTCAGTTGCGCAAGAACGCAGAAAACGGACAAGATGTTTTGTCGAATGTTGGCCTGCGTCCAGATGTAAATATTTCTATAGAAGCTGGTTCAGGTAGGTACAATACAGCAGAAGAGTTTGCTGAGGCTGTTGGTGTTGACTTAAACAGCCCTGACTTTGCGCAAGTAAAAGATGTATTTGACCAAATAAAACTACGCACCGAGCACCAAAGAATGAAGTCTGTGCCATCAGAGGTGGCCAATCTTCGTGCGCAAGCTGACAAAGCACAAGTAAACTCTGCCCGTGGGGATGCGGCGGCAGACCCCAACAAAATTGATGCGAACATAACTAATGCACAGGGCTACCGTTCAAGAGCTAACTCCCTTGAAGCGGCCTATGACAGGTACACAACTTGGTTACGCTCTGGTGCCTTCAGGAATGATGATGTTCCTCCACCTGATGTGCGCAGTGCTATGGATGAGGTTACTGGTCTTCTTGGTAGAGAGCCAGAAACAGGAGTTGTCCCAGCCAATCCTCGTGACCGAGGAGATGGCTTTACCATGCGTGATGACGCGGACGCTGATGCTGTTCAACAGCAACGTGCGGCTCGTGGGCTAGACGACCCAACAATTCCTCCATCCCGGCAGATACCTGAAGCACCTCCGGGGCCACGAAACGTATCGGGAGATGGATTTGAAGCAGTTGTTGACACATCTGAAGCGGCACAGACCACAGCACCGAGGACAGCCGCAGAGGCAGAGTTGTCCAACGCCAAAGAAATGTACGACAACACTCTCGCAAAGCGAGACGAAGCACACCGTGCAATCAAAAACCTTCAGGCAAAAGCAAGACGAGGCAGTATCGGGGAAGACGAGACTGCCGAACTCTCAGACCTTATCAAAACTAGAGCACAGCTAAGAAAAGAACTGAAGCAATCTTCTGTTCGCGTAACAGCCGCTGAAAACGCTCTGTCAAAATTGGCTAACGATATAGTCGATGACATTACAGACACACCAACGCAGATGGTGGAGGAAGGTGCTGAAGCACAACTTGCAGAAGCGGCAGAGGGAGTCCTTGAGACCGATGCACCTATTGCCGTTGAAAGAACCCTTGAAGACGGTGCTATAGAAACAGCCAAAACGGAAGGCGAGACACTTGCCTTCTTGGATGCGCTTGGCTTTGACAAGAAAAAGATGCGCAGAGAAGTTCGCGCCCTAACGAACGGCGTTACAAGAGCCGAAGCTAGGGTTATCAGAGCTCAGTTTGCTACAGAAAAAGTGAACCGACTTCATGCCGCGAGCTATGTTCAGCAAGCTATTGATATGATAGGCGGCGTGGACAAGCCAGAAGTTTATATCATTAGTGCAATGCGCTCTGTTATCAAGAGCTTGGACATGGAGCCCGGAGTAGAGGAGTTAGCTCTTGATGTTTACAATGACTTTGTTATCGACAATGCTCCGTCAATCTTAAACCAAGTTGTTGAAGGTATTGGCCTTGGTAGGTCGGTAGATGATTACTTTGATTTCATTCGCGTCAACTACGGCGATGAGTTGGTCGATGTGTTGCACCGACACATGCGCGGCGAACTTGATACTTTAGACCGTATCGAGACCAGCAGAATTGATATGCCAAAGATTAGTGACTTTACTCCGTCAGAGCAAAAGGCACTAAAAGAGGCAATGGATATATTGCAGTCAGATGGCCGCACGCAGGGATGGAACAAGTCTGCGATACAAATGTTTGCAAACCAGTTCATTGCAAATCTAAGGCAGAAGAAAGCTGATGGGATTAACCCATTCCGTGATGGTGCTCATGAGGGTAAAAGCGTAGAGAGCTTTGGCACAATCACAGTAAACGGAAAAGAATACTCTGGCCACAAGCTGGGAAAAACGCAATCAATCCTGTCCCCCGCAAAAAAAGGCAAGGGTGATTACAAGTATTACGGACAACTCATCTCCGCACTAAAGAGGGATGGAGTAACTATGACTGGGCGAGAGGCCGCTTATCGTGCGGCGGATGAAGCCAAGTTGGAAACAGCCACAAACTCCATGCGGCGCGACCCAGTAAAATATAACAAGAAAACCGTTGACGGCGAAACGGTGCATGAAGGCATAAACGCTGAACCTGTTCGCAAGATTGATGAAGCCCGCAAGGCTTTGAAAGGCATAGACCCTACCGAGGATGCTACAGAAATCAGAGCATTACTCATATCCGAGGGCGTTATACCAAACGTAGAACTGGCCAAGTCGTCTTTCCGTCCACAGGAGATGGAGCTTGGAGACCCTATATCAATTAAGAGCAATTACCCAAAGAACGTGACAGGCTACAAAGCACTTTCTGGAAGCAAGAGAACAGACGGTTCTGTGTTCGTCTTGCGGCGTGCAATTCCTTTGACTGGTGAAGCACTCAAGAAAACAGCGGCAGGCAAGGTTCGTCTTGATGGCCCTCGTGTAGGCAGGGCAACGATAAAAGTAATAACACCACAGGGTGTCAAAGAAATACCCAACCACGAGATAATCGATGGGATACTTTATGAGCGTATCCTAGCCTCCCCCGGACAGGAAACGGAAACCCCTTCTGGGTTTAACACTTTTAGTGGTGGCGACAAGGTTTTTGCAGACCCAAATTCAAAGCGTCTGTTTGCTACAGCGGAAGACATTCCAGAGAACCAGCGTGGGACAACTATTGAAGACCTGACGCAAGACCTCTTGGCACAACGAAAATTACTTACGCAAAGCACAGACCTAGAAATGAAGGCGAGGGACATAGAGAACTTCCGCTCTTCTGATAGGGCGCAGTTTGAAGCCAAGTACCGTGAGTACAGAAACGCGGCACGCGAGCTACAAAAGATGAAAGAAGCAAAGGCGAAGCCTGTACAGGTTTTGGCTATGGAGCGTGCGGTACAGGCTAAAAAGAAAGAGATAAGAACAGAGTACCCAGAAATGTGGAAAGACCGCAAAGTTATCAAGAAGGGCTTGGTTGAGCTTGAGCTTGCAAACAACGCGGGAAAAATTGACGATATGAAAAAAGAGGTTGCCGACCTAGCTGATGAGGCTGGAGACGCACCAACACCAGAGGACAAATCTGTAGCAAAGGTTGCCGCTGACAAGGCGAGCCAGCAGTATGCAGACGCCAACAAGGTCTCATTGGCCTACCAAGATGCTGTCGCTAGGTTCCAAGAACACGGTGACGCAAGGCTTCTTGATGAAGAGCTTGCCAAAATCAGGATGGAAGCCTCAAAAGTTTCCCATGAAAAACCTAAAACAAAGCCACGGGCGAAGCGTATGCCCATGGTTGTTAAGCATCGTGGTGTAGAGGTTGACCTAGAAAACCATTTCTCCTTTACAGGAACGGAAGACGAGGGCTTCGACCTTGGTTTTCTTGGGCAAAAGATTGGACGCATAGAAAAAACTGAAGAAGGGTTCGAGGTTATCAGTGATGACCTTGATTCAACACCAGTTTACGACAGCTTCGACTTGGCCAAGCGCGGCCTTGTAGACGATTTTGAGCCACGCATCAAGGTTGCTTTCAGAGAAGGCAAGCTGATGGCGGCTGATGCGCCTGAAGAGGTTAGCTTCCACGAGCCAAACCATCAGAACACAAATACATACAAGAACGCAAAACAAACTGACGCGGCAGACGAAGACGATATTGCGGAAAAGTTTCTCGGCTCTGACGAAAGGCTGAACCAGTCTGGCGCAGACTACTCTTCTCAAGTTCCTCCGGGGCGTAAGTTTGCTATCGGCATCAAGACAGGGCCGTTTGCTGGCGTTGCACGGGCACCAAGCACAGAAGAAAAGTTGGTTGGAGTTGTTCTTTCAAAACAGTCCGAACAAGAGTTCGTCTTGGGACATGTAGCGGAGGGAACAAACGGAACGAAGGCATCAAACTCTTTCATACCATTTGACCCTGAAGACAGCTTTGAGTCATCTACAAAGGGACAGGTCAAGAAAGAGAGAAAGCCTAGAAAGAACGAGTTACTCGAACAAGACCCAGACCTCGAAGACCCAGCGAAACAGGCGGTTTCCCTGAACAAGACGAGGGCAATGGACTTAGACCAAGAGGATTTGCCGGAGGACTTACAGGGCAAGTTCAAGACTGTCTATGACTTGCATGATGAGATAGTGAACCTTGAGCGTTTACCTTGGAACTCACCGCAGTTTGCGAGCAAGCAAGACTATCAGCGTTTTGTAATGCACTTGCGCACATTGAACGGCTTGCTAGACCAGTACGCCCCCCATGGTATAAAGCTACCAAACGCATCTCGGCACGCATCAATGAGACAGCTAACTGCTGTTATGGGTGAGCGTCCAGTTGGTGAAATAAATGCGGTAATGTCTGTCCTTCGCAATCTTTCTGAAGGCGACAGTCGCATGCCAAGGTTTATCCAAGACCCTAACGCCTACTCACACAGACCAGCCAACTACGCCAATACAGCAGAGCTTAACTCTATATCTGTAGCTGAAGACTTAACCCCAGATGTGATACCCGGATTTGCGAAAACAATTCATGAGATTGGGCACTGGGCATACTTTAATGTATTGACCCCAGCGGAACGGTCTACATTCTGGGATGCAATGGGTAAGTATATCACTGCCGAAGGCGTTGATATGGGCATGATAAAGAAAAGATTGCCTGAAATTGGTGGCAACGAGTTGCGTTCACCACAAGAGTTCTTTGCACAGCAGTTTACACAGTTCGCAATCTCACAAAAGAGGGCTGGCGAAACAACTTCGTTAATGAAGCTCTGGACAAAAGTGGCGGAAAAAGTTCAAAAGATTATGCGTGCGTTTTTTATTGAGGATGCGGACGCTATTGACGCAGACCTAATGCCTATCTTTGAAAGAATACTCCCAGAGGATGACGGCAGTGTGAACAAGTTCATGCAAGTCGCCAAAAAATACAGTGAGGCAGGCACAAGAGTTGGTTATCCAGCGCAAAAACTTGCTGTGTTTGAGGACATTCGTCTTGAGATAGGGCGTGCTATCGACACTGGCAACGAAGACGCCATCGAAGATGCGCTTCGTGGCTTTGTTCGTGAGGTGTACGCATATTCTGGAAAGCCGGGCAACAAGACCATAACCAACAGAAACACCGGGAAGAAGATTAGCCGTGTTCGCCTCTTCGATGCAAAGCAAATTGGAGAAGCCGCAGACGGAACCAAGAAGCATGACTTTGTAAACTCACATTTTGTAAGACAAAACCTTGTGCAAAGAATGTACGCAATACAAAGGCACCTTGCAGAAAACCCAAAGAAGGTACTCAGCGAAGAGGACAGGTTGGCAGAGATAGACAAGCTGTTGGCCTCCCAAAACTCTGATGACTTTGGCGAATTAAACAGAGCATCAATGACATCAACCGTCATGGAAGCCACCGCCGCTGTCGCAGAGGACGCAAGCGAAGGGTTGGTTCTTTTAGCTAATGATGTTCTTGGCTCTATAAATGAAGCGCAAACAGAACTTCGCAGACGTATTGCAAGAAGCGTGGGCAAGACAGACACAGGTGCTGGTGTAAAGATTACTCCAGAAGGCAAAGAGGTCGCCACACAAGATAGCGTGAAAGGCAACAAGTTCAGAAAGCGTGCGCAGAAGAGAAAGCAATCTGTTGCAGAGAACGCAGAGCAAAGCGTACAAGACACACTAGCGAAGATGGAAGCCGCAATATCTGGCATGCCTAGCAAGATGTCAGCACCACAAAGTGGCGCGGAGACACCTAGCCTAAAAGGCGAGAGCGTTATTGGCTTGCTAACAAGATACAAAAAGACAAGAGCCGACAGCCCAGAGAAGCGTGAGATTGCTCAGGAAGTTGCAAACAGAATGGCGGCACGGCCAGAGCTAACTCCTCTGGAAGAGTTGCCTATGGATTTGCAGACAGAGTATTCTGACAAGTTCAAAAAGGAAACAATGTCCTTACACGAGGCTATTGTCGGTATGCAAAAGGCAATGGACGATGGCGACCTAGTAAAGGCTCACCAATACCAGAGCTTTGTTGGTGCGGTTTATGGAACTTTAGAAATACCAAGCATGCTTCGGTCTGTTCACAAGGCTATTGACACAGAGACGAGCCACAACTTCGGCTCGCAGACAGAGAATGGCGTGCCATCAAGTGCGCCGCAAGCTGTCAAAAACGCTCTTGGCCTAATAACACACAGAGACAAGCGAGTTGAATACACAGGAAGAACAGTTCTCTATCGTGTACTAAACCTTATGGGTAAGGCAGAAAAAGACTTGGTAAATCAAACCGAGTTCCTAACCTTTGCAGAGCTACAAAACATTATAGGTAATGTAGCAAGTGAAGCACCAAAAAGTGCAAAGCGTGCAATGGAAGTGATGGACGAGAGCTATGGCACTTACCTTGGGCAAGAGGGTGCGAATAGAAACAACGCTCTCATGAACGCCTTGAGAAAGCACTTCAGAAAGATAGGAACAAACATATCAAAACAAGGTGCGCCTCTCCGCCTCGTGGCTTCTGGTGCACAGAACGCAAACACTGGCACACAAATAAGAACAGCCCTTCACGAAGTTGGGCACATGCTTGTTCGCACAAAGTTTGACGAGCCAAAGATGCAACAGTTGCGGAAGTTCCTTGACGACAAGCTAGACGCTGGAGACGAAACAGCGAGCAAGTTTGTTAAGAACTACGGGACTGAAGCGGCGGCAGAAGAGTATTTTGTTGATGAGTTCGCCAAGTGGATGGCAGGCCGTGTTTCTGCACAAGACGCATTTGGAGAAGCCAACTTACAGAACGGCATGATGCGCATAATAAAAGAACTTGGCGAAATGGTTGCTTACGTCATGAACGGCTTGGTGAGAAACAAGACAATGCGCCAAGAGTTTAGAAGTCTTACAGGGTATGGCGACATGTTCCGCGTAAGAAAGCGGGTACAGAAGCCGACTGTACAGGCCGTAGCGTCAACAGACAGCTACTCTATGCCTGCAACCCTAGCACCAAGATATGCACAAGAAACATTGGCGAACATGCCCGATGGACAGCGCATTTCAGCAAGAGAATTTGTTGGGGCACGCGAAGGCGAAGACCTTATGGACTTTGTTTACTATCACGGAACACCAAACGGAAGGGCGTTTAGCAGAGCAGAAAACCCTGATGTCGTCTTGGAGCCTTCAGGGAACCAGTCTCTTTACGGGCCGGGAATATATGTGACAAAGAAGCAGGGTGTTGCTGAAGACTACTCTGTCATAGGCCATAGAGCTTCGTTTGAAAGAATGATTAACGAAGCAACAGATGACCCTGCAAAGCGTGCAGAAGGCGCAGAACTAACATCAATGTTAATCAACGCTCGTGAGGAAATAAACACCATACAGCGCGAGATGAATAGCACGCAGTACAGTCAGCAAACTCTTGACAGAGCAAAGCGCATTACCAGTGGCGAAATTGAAGACTACAGCACAGACGGCTTTGATTACCAGTTATCCCAGCACCAGCGCAGACTGACAGACAAAGTTATGGAAGAGGACGCTTTGTGGAAAGCGTTAGAAAAGGCAACTGGCGTTACAAGAAAGCCAGCGGTTCTTCCTCTTCTGGTTCGGGCAGACGAAACCTTTAACATGGATGCAAACACCTTCTACAGATTTGGTGAAGGCACGAATAGTGTTAATTGGCTCATAGACGAAATGGCGAAGTCAGGGACTATTCCTACGGACGGTGCTATGAAAGTTATGCAACGCATTGGCACAAGAGACTTCAGCGGTGAAGACTTGTACGAAGCGTTGGTGGAAGGTGTGCGAGAGCAGGGCATCGGTGAGAATGATGCTAAGGCAGAAATAGCCGGGTTCTTGAAAGACCTTGGATATGACAGCATGCGTATCACAGAGGTAAACCCTAATAGCTCAGACATGATTGAAGCCTTAGTTCTGTTTGAACCAACACAGGTCAAACATGTTGACGCTCAAACATTCGATTACGAAAACCCTGAAATATACCAGCTTCGTCTTGGTGAGGGTGGGTTCTTGGGAGAGCTTGGAGAAGCTATCATAGACAACCCAGATGTAGACATTGCACAAATGCGTGCAACGATACTGAACGCCGCAGAAAGAATGGGTGCGCCCAAGCCTGTGCGAGAGTTTATAAACAAAACATCTAGGGGTGAGGCACTTACACCAAGTGATATAGAGGGTGTAAGCCGTTCGTACAAAGGAAATCTGCTTGGTGAAAACTCGGCTTTCTTCAGAAAGAATGGCGCGGCATGGATTGGAAACATACTAAAGCCATCCAATGGCGCGGGTCTTTTCCAGAAACATAACGCTGACCTAGCCAAGACACTTGGCCCAGTTCTTACAGCGTTGAGAAGCGTGCCCGATTACGGAAACTCCGCAAAGCGGTTCTTTGAAAAATCAAAAGGACTTGCGGCCCCACTAATGAAATCTGCAAGGCAGACGAAGCAACCAGCTTCGCATGACCGTATTATGCGTGCGTTGCGTCAAGACGATTTATCGTCTTTGTCTACTGGTGAGCGTGCAATAGCACAGCAACTTGCTGATGTGTTTGCGCAAGAACTGGTTGACCTGAAAGCGGCTGGGTACAATGTTGGCGATGTCTTGCGGCTCGGCAAAAGATACTACATCCCACAAGCGTGGGACACTGGCATGATTAGGGACAACCCTCGTAGGTTCCTTAACATTATGACAGATAGGTTTATCAAAGACAGACGGCAGGCTGGCATGCCAGCAGACCGTGCGCAGGCAGAGCTTGCGGCGAAGACTATGATGGAGCGCATGCTTGACACGGATGGTCGTATCGATACAGACCCAATCCTCAACAAGAAGATGCAGTCTGACCCATTCTATCAGCGTATGATTAACCTTGACCCAGAAGAAATCCCAGAATTTGAGGAGTTCTTGGTGAATGACCTTGAGGGTATTGTAACCCGGTACTTTGACAAAACTACCCGGAAGCTCGTCTTGGCAAGAGAGTTTGGCGTTCAGGGCCATGGCTTCATGAGCTACCGTGCAGTAGCAGAGGGTGGTATAGAAGCCGCCATCAGAGTTTTGCAAACCAGCAAGATTGTAAAAAGTGTGCGAAGAGATATGGAGGTTGAGGCTGAGGTTGAAGATGTGGTTATCCCACCTCTTCGCAAAACCGATGAAGAAATCAAATCGATACTCACACAAATTCAAACTATGGTCGGCGGAACTACCGCACAAAAAACGGCGCAAAAGCAAGCCGCAATAGACTATCTGTTTAACAGTGGCGACCTGTCCAACATGGACATTGGCATGAGAAACAACTGGCGAAAGCGTTCAGAGGGAATTGTAAACGCTATCGCAGACTTCCCAATGCCAGCGCACGCAAGGTTGCTCAAACAAATGGACAAGATGTTCAACGCAATAAACAAGCGTCCGATTGACGGAGGAGATGGTACAGAGCTTGTAGACAATGTTAGCCGAAAGGTTCGAGGCTTTAATGCAGTCACACTACTGGGGTGGACAACCCTTACGTCCGCACCTGACGCTGTATTGCCCCTAATCCGCAGTGGCAACTTTATGGCTTGGCAAAAAGGCATGAGACAAATCATGCAGAAAGACCCATCATATAGGCAGGCGGCACGAGACATTGGTGTAGGCATTGAAAACCTAATCCACGACCGCATGACGCACATGTCTGGCGAGGGTTCACAAAGATTCACAAACGCATTTTTCAATGCGACATTGCTAACGCCTTGGACTAACTTCATGCGAGAGGCATCCGCAATCGTTGGCTTCAATGCTATGAAAGCAGAGGCAGACACTGCAAGACGGCTCGCACAACAGGGCAAGTTTGGAACCAGATACAAAACAGCAGTCAGGTTCTTGGCGAGATACGGTCTGGAAGATTATGCTGACCCTCAAGGGCCACAGCTTATGGATGTTACACAGCATGTGCGAGACGACAAGATACGTTACGCAATCATGAGGTTTACCTCTGAGACAATCTTTACTCCAGACCCGAACGACATACCTTTGTGGTCACAGACACCTGTTGGAAAAATTGTATTCCAGTTGAAGTCTTTCCCAGTAATGATGCAACGCATGGTCTTCGGTGAAGGCGGTGTAATGTCTGAGGCGTTTGGCAAAAACACAGACGGAACATACAAAGGAAACTTTGGGCCGCTCCTAGCCTTGGTAACTGCGGGCTCCGCTTTCGGTGGCGGGTCTCTTGCGCTAAAGGATTTAGCACAGTCTCGTGGCGGTGATGACGATAGAAGCCGTGAGCTTCGCAACAGAAAGATTAGTGACACAATCTTTGCAGACATTGCCAAAGCCATGGGTGTAGACCCGAAGGACTACGCTGGCCGTCCAGACGAACTGGTAGGCTGGTGGCTTGAGGGTATTGTGGCTGTCGGTGGCCTCGGCTTCCTCGCAGAGCTTATGTACAACTCCGCAGAGCAACTGGACAACGGAGCATACGGAGCCACAAGAATAGCCAGTGGCATACTTGGCCCCGGCGTAGGCAACTTTATGGATGTTATAAATGTCGGTGCTGGAATCGAACAGGGTCTTCTTGGAGACGGAGACAGCGCAGGGAAGCAACGCCAAGCGGCAAGAACTGTAGCTGGAAGAGTGCCAGTGTTGGGTGGTGTTCGTAGCTTCAGAGAAGGCGCGGCAGACTTGATGGGAGACCCAAGAAGCACGAGCAAGAACGGGCCAAAAGTAAAAGACCCATTAGCTAAATGGAAAAAAGATATATGAGCAAGTACGCAACAGAGTTCTTCACATACAATGAACTGAGATGCAGGGGCTGTGACGGCTCCTGTTCTTGGTCTAGTAACGATAAGCCATTGTTCAATGTAGACGAAAGAGCTTTGGGCATGCTGTCAGAACTTCGCAAGCTCATAGGAAAACCATTCACACCGAACTCATGCACGAGATGCCCGATACACAACGCTCGTGTAGGAGGGGCACCCAAGTCACAGCACAGGGCAACCTTTGACAAACCAGCATACGCCTTTGATGTGCCTCTGGTTGTGCCGAAAGAGGAAATAATCAAAGCCGCCGAAGAAGTTGGCTTCATGGGTATAGGCGGTAACTACAAAACATTTGTCCACATGGACGCAAGGTTGAGGAAAGCAAGATGGTAGACAACATAATCCACTTCCCGTTGAGTCAGCAAGACGAACTAAAGATAGAGGTAAACTTTGATGTGGAACCTTCAGAGGTTCTTCACGAAGCTGACAGCAACGAACTCGAAAGTGTTATCGTCTTGGGTTTCAAAGACGGACACTTCTACGGTACATCGAGTGAAAGCGACCCAGCCCAAGTAATAATGATGATGGAAAAAGCCAAAGCAATAATACTGGAGAGCCTGTAATGGAAACAATTATGACTGCGCTGTTCGGCGGCGCAACTGGAATCATTGGCACTGTAATCGGAAAGGCCGCTGGCTACTTCGAGAAGAAGCAAGAGATGGAGATTCTGAAGGAAAACAACAAGCACGAGCTTTCCCTCCAAGAAATGCAAATTAGCGCACGAGCTCAGGAGCTTGAGAGTGAGGCTGTTATTGCAGAGACGAAAGCGTTTTCAGAAATGCGCTCGGCATCGTATGACCATGACGCATCCTACGGAAAGCCGTACAGGTGGGTCATAACTCTTCTCAGGTTGGTACGACCAATCCTGACAATCATGCTTATTATACTGACAGCAATATTGTTTTTTAACTTATCAGAAAATGGTCGAGACGAAATTGCGAGCCAAGTCATTTTTTTGACAGGCATGAGTATCTCTTGGTGGTTTGGTGACAGATATAAAGGAGGCGGAAAATGATGAAGGGCACAGGAAATGTGATGCCGAAAAACTCTCGGCCAACAGATTATGGTAAGGGTGGACGATACGGAAACATGATGGCTTCGTCTTGTCCATGCGTAGCAAAGAGGAAAGACAATGGCAAGTCGAACAAAAAAATCGAAATCATCGCCGTCAAAAGGGTCTAAAAAAGACGCTTGTTACCATAAGGTGAAGTCTCGCTACAAGGTTTGGCCAAGTGCTTATGCTTCGGGAGCTTTGGTAAAGTGCCGGAAGGTTGGCGCAAAGAACTGGGGCAACAGTAAAAAGAAGGGTAAGAAATAATGGCACGGACGAAGAAGGTTTGCGAAGAGCCAAGTGCGGCAGAAAGAATAATAGCACTGGCAACTGGCAAGAAGGCGACCCGCAAATGCAAGCGGGTCAGAGTGAAGAAAGAAGATGCCGAGAGTATTGCGTCTTCTATAAACTGGGGCAATCAACATAAAGGAACTTAGTTATGTACGGAAAGAAAAAAGGCAAGGGCGGTAAAAAGAAGTGACCGCAAAGAAAGACGAACAGGTTGCCAAGTTGTATGAGCAAGCCGCAAAGGATTGGGCTTCTGGAAACAGGCTATCAAATAACCGAACGATGCACATTAACAGGTATGTGTTGAGGAACAGGAATAAAGGCAATGCCAAGAAAAAGTAGTTCCTCAGACAGCCTGAAAAAATGGTTCAGTCGAAACGGTGGGAAAGGTTGGATTGACTGCAAGACGGGGAAGCCGTGTGGTCGCCGTAAGGGCGAGAAGCGCAAAGGCTACCCCGCTTGCAGGCCAACCAAAGCTCAGTGCAACAGTTCTGCACGGAAGAAGAAAGGGCCGCAAAGGATTAGCTGGAAGAAGTAGGAGGATTAAATGGAACCGCTGACTACCGCAGTCGCCGCTTTTAGCGCGGTAAAGGCGGGTATAAAAATAGGGAAAGACGCTCAGTCTCTTTTCAAGGATGTGGCGAAAGCGTGGGGTGCCATCGAGGCAGTAAAGAACAGCCACAACAAAGCAAAAAATTCTGTAAAAAATAAACTTATGTCAGTTGAAGAAGAAGCCATGGAAACTTTTGTGGCTAAAAAGCAGGCAGAGGATATGGAAAAACAGTTACGCGAGATTGTCTTGGCGACAAGGGGCATCGGCGGCTGGCAAGAACTGTTGCGTATGAGGGCTGAAGTTTCGCGAGAGCGCAAGGAGGCCGAAAGGCAGGCAAGACGAAAGGCCGAAGAACAACTAGAACACTTCCTGATTGGCATTGGGATTTTGTTTTGTGTGTTGCTGGTTGCTGGCCTTATATACTTCGTCATGTCAGCAAAGAATTTGGTATAGCTTTGCTGTCAGTTCCGCCGGGGAACCGTTATTTTGTACGGTGTAATCCACTTTGAAGTCTTGTTCTTCTGATATGTGCCCTGATTGCTGTATATCAGGGCGAACGATACGAATAACAAAACCGTCCATTTCACGAATAATCCGAGCTTCATTTTCGTACCGAATGTCATCGGTCACTACACCTATATTTAAGTTGAGGAGTTCTTGGGCTTGATGCGCCCACATGTTTACCCATACATCCTCACCGATTGTGTGTCGTCCCCACTCCGTGCCCAATGTTTGCATTGCATAACGTGGGGTTTTTCCACACAACAACTCACAAGGCTTCTCCTTCAGAGAGCCTTCAATGTGATTGTAATCAAGACCCACAGAACGCAACATCGTCTTGAGGG